TTACTCATCAAAAATAGATATTGCATCATGCTTTTTCTGAGTGTATAAATGACTGTAAGTTCCCATCGTTTCAGTGATTTGAGCATGTCTCATTAACGATTGTAAAACGAAAATATCTACGCCATTATTTGCAAGATAAGATGCATAAGAATGTCTTAACGCATGTATGTTATAATTGGGGAAAGCTTTTTGAAATTTCTTATGAACATGATTATAATGTTTAGGAGCTATTCCTCCGAAAATAAAATAACTACGTTCATCAAAATATTTATTAATCGATTTTTCACGTTGGTAGCGTTCGGTTAACATATCAGTGATGAATTTAGGTAAAGGAACGATGTCCTCGGAACTTTCAGTTTTAGGTCGTGGATATATTGTTCGATTAGAGATGTCCATTGTTTTACTAATGGATATCTCTTTTTTATATTTATTAAAATCTGCCCAAACTAATGCCATTGCCTCACCTACACGTAAACCTGTATAAAACATTAATGTAAATAGTTCTCTATAATCTTGCTCTTCTACATCTTTTACTCTATCCTCAAATTCTTCTCTCATCATAAATTTAGGTTTTGGTTTAACTCTTGGTATAGGCTTAATAGATATAGTCGGATCAATACGTAACCCGAAATATTTTTTAGCATAATTAATTACCACTTTGAAACCAGACCAAATTGTACGTGCAGTATTAGTTGAAGGTATATTATCCATTAAGTATTTACGGAATTCTTGGCATTGATTTTGAGTTATCTTATTCATGTTGATGTGACCGAACTTGTCTTGAAAATGCTTTGTGTATTCATTTTGTTTACGACGTTTAGTTTTCGGGCGTAAATCACTGTTCTCTAAATAATGATTGAATACGTAATCGAACGTTCTTGAATCACTATAACCTTCATTAACATCATTCAAAAAACTAGCCTCGGCGTTTTTAGCTTCTCTTTTTGTTGAGAAACCACGCTTCATTTTTCGTTTGTTATTACCATAAACATCTTTATATCTGGTAGAAAAATACCATTTGTTTGTACTTTCGTCTTTATATACTGGCATTTTCTTTCAATCCTCCTCAAAAAAGGTAAAAAATAATAAGGGTACGGTGGTGTACCCAGAACTTCAAATTTTATAAAAATATGATATACTAAATAAAAATGGTGGTGATGATAATGATTGGTTTAATTAAAGATAAAATTAAACAAACTGAAATAGAACGGAAAAGCATGTCTAAAAATCATCGTGAAAACTTTAATAAAACAAAAAAAAGAATTGAATTGCATAGAAATAAAACTAAAAAAAGCGATGTTCAAAATCATGTAAAAAAAGAATTATCTAGACACTTTTGAGTATTCTAACCCAATTGGTTGGAAAATATCGAAAGTGTCTTTTTCTTTTAGCCCTAAAATTGATGATAAAAAGATCATAAGCATACTTTGAGTTCCTTTTGACAGAAATTCATCATTATTAAATTCGACATTTTGAAAATCAGTAATAGTTGAAAGAACTTTTGTCTTGGTGATTTTTCTTCCGAAACCATTTATATTAACTGCATTAGCTAATGATAAGGTTTCTCCAGGAATTCTTAAATGGTGTCTGTCTCCAATTAATATCGTATTCCCTCTATACAAAATTATTTTGTTTCCAAATATAGCTGAAAGATGTTTAGACATTTCATTGAAGGTTTTTAAATACGATAAACCTTTAAATGTTTCATGAAACTCTTCTAACTCGTATACATTTTTAAATTGTTTAGGCAATTTTTTATTCCCGGGATGTTCTAAAAAATTTGTTGCAGCTTTAAATTTGTTGTTTAGAGATTCAATACTTGGTAGTTCGAATGAATTATCCATGAATGGCATTTGTCTTAGCAATTCTGTATCAAATATTTTAGAAGATGTATCGATATCTAAAACTGTAAATTCACCATTGATATCTACAAAATCAAATTGATTGCTATTATCTAATGGACGTATTTCATTTTGTTCTTTTAAAGCATCATATACTTTATTATATAAAAAATCATCATAAGCTTTTTTAACACCTGTTTTAAATGTTTCATTGTCAATAAATTCAACTGATTTGCTTTCATAAGATTGATTTTCATTCTTTTCAGCAACGCCTGTTCCACTTGAGCCAAGTTTACCTATTGTCTCTTTGCTTTCATTTGTTCCGTAATTATCTGTGATGTTTTCTCCTTTATGCTCTGTTTGTTCATCTATAAGTTCAAGTATATTCCCTTCAAATAGCTGCGCAGAAATGCTTGAAATAGCATCTGTATCTATATAAATAAAATCTTTCATTATGAACCTCTCTTTATTTTATATTTTGATACTTATACACTCTCAACGGATCAAATGTAATTAAGTATTCTCCCAAGTGAGTTCCAATACCATATTTATTTTTGTAATGTTTCAATATTTCTAATACGTGTTCTTCACTTAATTGAACATACTGCGCTAGTTCGTATAAGTTACTTACACCGTAGTGATGTGCTTCTACGATAATTCTTAAAGGCAATGCAGCCTCGTATCCATGACGTTTAGCGTAGTTTTCAAACTTACGGTTAATCCATTTAGACTGGTCTAAGATATTCCCATATGTAAGTTTATGATGCGCTAATTCTTCGTATAAGACTTCGGCCTTTCGTGTTTCTGATAGGTTGCTATTGATTAAAATTAAGTCATTTAACCACAAACCGTGTAAGTCACTAGGCATAACATCAGTTTCTTTTACTTCTATGTAATCATGTTCTATCAACATCTCTTCATATAAACCCATAAAAACACCCTTTATTTTCGTTTACTTCTAATATAATCTGCGTAGTCTAATACACGTTGCCATTCATCATCTGTTAATTCGCCTTCAAGATGAGCTGCACGATGTTGTGGTTGTTCATCACTTTCATCTATCCAACCCATCAAAAATGCAGGGTTAACATTTAATGCCGTAGCTATGCTTTCGATAGTATCGTTTTTAAGATTTTTGATATTTCCACTTTCATAACGTTGTACAGTAGCTTCAGTTTTACCGATTTTTCTTCCTAGTTCAGCTAAAGTCATACCTTGTTTTTCTCTTGATTGTTTCATTCTTTTTGAAAAGCACATCGTAATACAGCTCCTTTTACTTGATGACTATATTATAAGGAAAACTTTCGGCATTTGCAATATTTTTCTTAAAAACTTTCGTAAAATGCTTGACCTATTTTGTACAGCCATGATAAGATTACTTACGTAATACGAAAGGTGGTGAAACGAAATGCCTATCGACACTAAACTTTTAAAATCAAAAATGGCTTTAAAAGGACACAACATCAAAACTCTTTCTGAAGAAATAGGTGTTAATAGAGATACATTGTCCAATATGATACATGGAAGAACTAAACCTTCATATCCTGTAATAAATGGAATTTATTTCGCGTTAGATTTAACACCTCAAGAAGGAAGAGATATTTTTTTTAACAAAGACTTACGTAAAAAGAAAGTTTTAACTTAAAGGAGGAAAACAAATGCATGAACAAAATAAAAAAGTCATCTATTACTACTATGACGAAGAAAATAATAGACGACCTATATTTGAATCAAATTGTTTAATTGATAGTTATGAATCGTTATACGCAAAATTCCCAAAAACAAGAAACAACCTTTATGCACTGATTCAAGGAAAAGAATTCAAATTAGCTTAAACCTAATTGTTTGTTCATTACTGATACCGCTAATTGTTGCAATACAGGTAGAGTAACGGTTTTTAATTTAGAAGCTTTTGATTTTGTTTCTTTCCATACATTTTCATCAGCAACACTATTTAAAAATTCGTGACCGGTGAATGTAAGATGACCAATCATAAAACTAGAAAGTTCAGAGCCTTTTATAGGTTCAGCATCGATTAAACCAGCATCTCTAGACTTTAACAGTGTGTATGCAACATCATCTTTAGAATATTTATTTGAATCTATATCGACATATATATCTTCAAGGTCTAGGAAATTTCTTAAGTCTTTCTTACTTTCAACAACTAATAGAACTTGTCGTATAAGTTCATATTTTAATTCCATATTATCACCTCCTAATAAGGAGTATAGCAGAAAGGAGCATACAAGTTATGCAAGCATTACAAGAAATACAAATTGAAAACAATTCAGAATTAGGAGCAGTTGTTTCCAGTAGAGTAGTAGCAAATGAATTAGAAAGAGAACATAAAAATGTAAAACGTGATTTAGAACAAATTTTAATAAGCTCAGATTTGAGCGCATTAATTATCTCTAGCGAATACAAAGATAGCAGAGGGAGAACTCAAAAGGAATACTTACTAACCAAAGATGGTTTCACTTTATACATGTTCAATATTCAAGGGCATAACGATTTTAAAATGGCTTACATTAACAAATTCAATGAGATGGAGAACGAAATTCAAAATAAATTACCTGGAACATATAAAGAGGCGTTATCACAATTACTTCAAACAGTAGAAGAAAAAGAGAAGTTAGAACTGGAAAATAACATGAACAAACAGAAAATAGCCGAATACGAACCTAAAGCATCTTATCTAGATACTATCTTGAATAATAAAAGTTTAGTCACTGTAGGGCAAATTGCAAAAGATTACGGTATGTCAGCTCAAGCATTAAACAAACTACTTCATGATTTAAAAGTTCAATACAAACAATCAGGACAATGGTTACTTTACTCAAATATTCAAGACAAAGGTTATACACATTCATCAACTACAGAAATTGAGCATAAAGATGGGAGTACATCAGTAAGAATGAATACCAAGTGGACACAAAAAGGACGTCTTTTCATCTATGAATTACTTAAAGATAACGACATCCTACCCACAATCGAACAAACAACTTAAAGGAGGAAATGGAATGGACAAGCTATACAAAACAACCCTCCTCATCACAATGGCAGTTGTGACATGGAAGGTCATGAAGATTGAAGTAAATACTAGAAAAACGACAATTAATTTTACAAACAATAAAAATGTTAAAACTACTCGTCGTTTTGGTTCTTCTCAACAAAAGCTCTAGCATGTTCAAAAGCCATTAAATAAACAGCAAAGGCTTCATCAAGCATATCTTGTTCGCTTTCATAATTGCTTGGTTTGAATTCTTGAGTGCTTAAATATGCATTCGCAAATTGTTGAGGGTCGAAATGAATTTTGTCCAAATTGTACACCTCCCTTCACACAGGGATAACAACATTATACACGAAAGGAAGTGCCGATCATGATAAAAAATCATCTTAACGCAAAAGAGTTATGCCAGATTTTACCAATATCAAAATCGACTGCGTCAAAGATCATTAGAGAATTAAATGAACAACTAGAATCAGAAGGATACATCGCAATCAGAGGTAAGATACCTATTCAAATGTTAGAAGAGAAATTTCCACACGTAGATTTTTCAGAAAGCACATTAAAAGAAATGGAGGTAATCAAATGAAATCACACGACAAATCGTTCTTAATCGCACTACTCACATGGTTCACATTTTCACTAGCACTTACATTTGCAGGTATCTACTTCACAACTGCATTAGGTATCGCAATGTTAATCAGTATCGCAGCATTTGTATTTTTCGAATATGAATTTTTTCAAATAAAAAAGACTGAATGCTAACGGCATTTAGCAAACAGTCAAAACAAACAGTCACATAATTTAACTACTATTAATGTATCACGGAGGTACAAATGAAACAACATAAATTTAAACGAATGGCACGTGACTTGATGGATTTGATACCAAACAATCGTTTTCAAGTTGACTATAAATACGATGTTATTTGGTTCTCACATTACCATACAAACGGTGTGAGCGTGCTTCAAATAGACAACACAATTCATTCAGAAGGTGAAATGCTAACCAACTTTGAACTAGCAAAGAAAGTAATTAAAGGAGAGTGTTTGATAGATGAGTAACATTTACCAAATTAACGATAAATTCTTATCAGTTTTAAATATGGCTGATGAAGATGTTGACCCACAAATCATACAAGACACATTAGACTCAATCGAATTGGAACTAAATGAAAAAGTAGATAACATTGTAGGACTTAAACGCAGTGTTGATTCAGATGTGGACGCTATTGATAAAGAACTTAAACGTCTACAAGAGTTGAAAAAATCAAAAATAAAATTTTCAGACCGTTTGAAAGGTTATCTTTCAGACATGTTAGAACAACGACAGTTAGACAACTACAGAACATCTAAGAATTACATTTACAAACGTAAAAACGGTGCGAGTAAAGATGTTGTAGATGAATCTAAAATACCTAAAGAATATTGGGTATCTCAAGCGCCTAAACTTAATTCTAAAATGCTCACTGATGATTTAAAGGCAGGTAAAGAAATACCAGGAGCATGCCTTAAACAAACAGTTAGTTTGGTGGTGAAGTAGATGACTGAATCAAATGTTGAACAATCTGACATACTGCAAGAGTTAGGCATAGAAGAAATTAATGAAAATACTCAAAACTATTATTCAATTATGGCATATGGTAAGTCCGGTACAGGTAAAACAACTCTAGCAACTAGAGAAAACAACGCATTTTTTATCGATATCCACGAAGATGGAACTCAGGTAACAAGAGAAGGTTTTGTTAAGAAAGTAGATAATTATATAGCCTTTCGAAATACGATTGCGAGTATCGAAAAGATAGTAAATGCAGGTAGACAAAAAGGAAAGTTAATTGATGTGGTTGTAATTGAAACCGCACAAAAATTAAGAGATATAACACTTACGCATGTAATGAATACCCATCAAGTAAAAAAAGCAAGAATACAGGATTATGGTGAAACTTCTAAATTAATTGTTAATTCAGTTAGACATTTATTAAAGGTTAAAGACAAACTCGGGGTTCACGTTGTATTAACAGGACATGAAGGACTTAATTCAGAAGATAAAGATGAGAACGGCAACATTATAAATCCGAGAATATCAATCGAAGTGCAAGCAGCTATACACAATAATTTAGTAACTCAGTTCGACATTATTGGGCACACATTTATTGATGATCATGTTGATGAGAACGGAAACGCTACACATGATTATGTGTTTTCAGTAGAGCCATCGAATTTATATACAACTAAAGTTAGACATAATCCAGAAATAACAATCAAGAATCCAAATGTTAAAAATGCGTCAATCTCAAAAATTGTAGATATGGCACAAAACGGAAACTAATAAAAAAACTAAAAGGACGGTAATTAATTATGAAAATCACAGGACAAGCACAACACATTAAAGAAACTAATCAAGAGGCATTTTTAAAAGGTGGCGACTTTTTAGGAGCCGGAGAATTTACAGTAAAAGTAAAAGACATTGAGTCAAATGACGCTCAAGGTCGTTACTTCACTATCGTATTTGAAAATAACGAAGGCAAACAATACAAACACAATCAATTTTTTCCGCCTTTCCAACAAGATTACCAAGAAAAACAATACATTGAATTGTTAAGTAGATTAGGAATCAAACTAAATTTACCAGATTTAACATTTAATACAGATGAGTTAATTAACAAAATGGGGACAATCGTACTTAAACACAAATTTAACGAGGATCAAGGCAAGTATTTCGTAAGACTATCATTCGTTAAAGTTTGGAACAAAGGTGATGAAATCGTTAATAAACCAGAACCTAAAACAAATGAAATGAAACAAAAAGAAAAACAAGCAAACGGACAACAAACACCAATGAGTAAACAAGACAATCCATTTGGCAATGCAAATAATACAGTTGATATAGATGATTCTACACTCCCGTTTTAGGAGGTACTAGATGAACGAGATTTGGAAAGATGTTGTAGGTTATGAGGGCATATACGAAGTCAGTAATAAAGGTAGAGTCAGAACTCATAAAAATAAAGTTAGTTGGTCTAATCGTTATCAAAAATGGCGACATTGGAAACAACGCTATTTAAAAGACAAAACTCCAAATGGTAGAGATGTAAGAGTATCCCTTTGGAAAAATGGTAAACATAAAGATTTTTTAGTCCATAGATTAGTAGCTTTTGCTTTTATACCACAAATAAAAGGTAAAAATTGTATTAATCACATCGACGGTAATCCTAAAAATAATAATGTAGAAAATCTTGAGTGGTGTACACATTTAGAAAATAACAGACATGCTTTCGAAACTGGTCTTATGAAAACAAATATGAAAGTTAGGTTAACTCAAGTTATAACAAACATGCAATTAGAATTTATAAGTATGGCTAAAGCTGATAAATGGCTAGGAAGATCTAATGGTTATGTAAGTGGTCGTATGAAAGCTGGTCATAACACTGCAATAGCTAGTAATAACACTAAATACAAAGTGGAGAAGTTGATTTAAATGCAACGCATTACAAGATACCAGAAAGATAACGACGGTACATACTCCGTCGTTGCTACTGGTGTTGAACTAGAGCAAAGTCATATAGATTTATTAGATAACGGTTACTTACTTAATGCAGAAGTGGAAGTGCCAGATAATAAAAAAATGTCTATTGAACAACGCAAAAAGATATTTGCGATGTGTAGAGATATTGAGCTGCATTGGGGCGAACCAGTAGAGGCATTAAGAAAAAGATTTCAAGCAGAATTGGAGATAATGAATGGTTATGAACGTATTAGTTTACGTGACTGTTCCATGAAAGTAGCAAAAGAGCTAATTGAATTAATCATTGCATTTATGTTTCGTCACCAAATACCTATGAGAGTAGAGACAAGCAAGTTACTAAGTGGAGACCAGGCAATGTTGTATTGGGCAACTGTTAATCGTAATTGTGTGATATGTAGTGCTCCAGGTAGTGACTTAGCTCATTACGAGACAGTAGGTAGAGGAATGAACAGGAATAAGATGAATCACTACGACAAGCATGTACTAGCTTTATGTAGACGCCATCATTCAGAACAACATGCGATTGGTGTTAAATCGTTTGATGAAAAATACCACTTACAAAACAGTTGGATCAAAGTTGATGATCGTCTTAATGCAATGTTGAAAGGAGTAAAAAATGATAGATAGATTTGATGTAGGAGAACGTATAAATGAGCGAAGAACTCGATTAGGAATGACACAAAAAGAGTTAGCTAGTAAAACTAACACAACTAAATCTACAGTTCAAAAATGGGAATCTGGTGTGCATTTACCAAAAAAAGAAACAATACCTAAAATAGCTGAACATCTAAAGTATAGCGAAGAATATCTGCTATACGGAAGTGATAGTAATGAATAACAGAGATTATATTTCGTCAATTATCACTCAATTCAGTGGACAAAACAACATTATCCCTATACCTGCTATCTATTTAAAGATTACTGAAGATTACCCAAGTGCAGCGTTATTAAATCAGATGATTTATTGGTCTGATAGAACTAGTAGAAAAGACGGTTACTTCTATAAATCTTATAACGATTGGTTTGAAGAATTACATTTAACAGAATATCAAGTAAGACGTGCAACGAAAAAACTTAAGTCATTTGGTTTTGTTGATACAGCGCTGAAAAAAGCTAATGGTGCACCTACTTTACACTACAAAGTCGATACTAAAGAAGTTTCAGAATGGATTCTTAAGAAACTTCAGAATGGAAACTTAAGAAACTCAAGAATGGATAGTGAAGAAACTCAAGAATCTTTAACAGAGATTACTACAGAGAATACAACAGAGATTACAAACAATAATATATTGTCGGGCAACCCGACTGCTTCTCCAATTCCCTATAAAGAAATTATTGGTTATTTAAATGAAAAAGCAGGCAAACAATTTAAACATAATACCGGTAAAAGCAAAAGATGTATTGAAGCAAGATGGAATGAAGATTTTAGATTAGATGACTTTAAAAAAGTGATAGATACAAAAACATCAGAATGGTTAGGAACAAGCCAAGAAAAATATTTACGACCCGAAACATTATTTGGCACTAAATTTGAGGGATATCTCAATCAAGAAACTAATACACAACCTATCAACCCATACGCTAATGCATTCGAAAATGCACAGCCATTGGATATGGAAAATCTACCGTTTTAAAGGAGTGATGAAATGGAGGCTTTCCAGAACTTAGCAAAGCAAGCAGGTTTTAAAAACAAGATAGTTAAACAGGAATTTGGTTTGAAGTGTAATGATTGTGGTCGAAAGTATGACTATTACAAATTTGATAATGGTCAAGTAGTTAAAGACGGTTGCGACTGCGAAATGATAGCACTAGCCAAACAGTCTACTGAAAACTATCGCAAGAAACAACGTAAAGCAAAAGCAGAAAAGATATTTAAGCAATCGATTATTAACGATAACTTAGCTCAAGTAACTTTTGATAACTACGACCCAACATCAGAAAAGCTAAAGTATGCTAAAGGTTTATGTCAAAGGTATGCCAAAAACTTCACATTAGATAATAAACAATCGCTACTTATACAAGGTTCATTTGGTACAGGTAAGTCACATCTATCTATGAGTATTGTAAAAGAAGTTAAGGCAAAAGGTTACACAGTGCTTTATATGAATGTACCACAGCTTATTTCCACAATTAAAAATACCTACAACAACAGAAACGGTATGACTGAGCAAGAGTTAGCACAAATTATTAGTGATGTTGATCTAATGGTGTTTGATGACTTCGGTATTAACATGAATGAGTTTGCGACAAGCAAAATGTTCGAGTTAGTCGAAAGCAGAGTAGGTAAACACAATATATTCACAACTAACCTAGACGAAAAAGAAATGACTAGAAATAAAGATATGCAACGTATATTTAGCAGAATTATGAGTAATACAACGCTAATCAAAATGGACGGTCAAGATTACAGAACAAGGGGGCTTAAATTTTGATTACATTACAAGAAATCAAACAAAATCTTGAGTGTTCTGATGTGTATGCTCAGAAACTCATAGACGACGCACAGGGCGACGAAAAGAAGTTAGAAGATACTTACTATAGAAAACTTGCAGAACGTCGTATACGCCCTGCTATCGTCGAATATTAGGAGGTATGACATGGCTTTAAGAGATAAGTTTTATCTGTTTGATAGTAAGGGTGAAAAAGTATTCTCGGTGTTACCAAATAATGAAACGGGATTATACAGAGTGAGCGGCATTATTAAAACTTATTACGAAGGTAAGCGATGGTATTTAACTAACGAAGAGTTAGAAACATTCATCCGTAACGAAAATTTAACTAAAGGTCATCAGACGAACCTATTCGAATATTTGTAGAGGTGGCACATGAGTAAATACAATGCGAAGAAAGTTGAATACAAAGGTATCACATTCGATAGCAAAGCTGAATGTAAATACTTTCAACTATTAGAGAAACAAAAAGAACTAGGTATGTTTGATCGCATCGAATTACAACCTAAATTCGAATTGCAACCAAAATTTGATAAACAAAGACCAATTGTATATGTAGCAGATTTTGCGTTATGGAAAGACGATAAATTACTAGAAGTCATTGACGTCAAAGGTATGGCTACTCCAGAGGCAAAGTTAAAAGCGAAGATGTTCAGATACCAATATAGAGATGTGTATCTAACATGGGTATGTGAGGCGCCTAAATACACTGGTCAAGAATGGATAGGTTATGAAGATTTGCAAAAAGTTAGACGTCAACGCAAGAAAGAGAAAGGGTGATTAATTGGAACACAGAGAAGAAACCATCGAAGTTGAAGCAAAACTAAAAGTGCGTGTGAAGTATCCTGTTTGGATCAATAACAGAATCACTACAGAAGAAGAACGCGAACGACTTTTAGATTTAATCGTAAAGAACCCAGAAAAAGAATTGATGCATGAAGATTTAGAACTGATTGAATTAATAGAGGTGGAGTAAATGGTTAGAACGGTTGGAAGATATAGAGATGAATTCGGCGATATATACGTCCCGTTATCAATCAATTCGACAAAGGTTGATGTGCCTATAGAGATTTATGAAACAGCTATCAATAATGGTTTAAGTGATTATGACATTAGACGACGTATTATTGAGAACGGTTATAAACCAACATATTTCATAGCTAGACCTATAAATGCTGATAAAGGTGCTATGAAGTTAGAAATTGAAGATAGGGAACGCGAGCAAAGAATAGCTACAAGAGAAGAACAAGAACACCGTAAAAAGAAACCACATTTGTTCAATGTTAAGCAGAAACACACACGTAGTAAGTATTTGCAAGGTTTAATGGACAATAACGCAATAGCTAAATTAAAAACCGACTCATACGGTAGAGTGCAAAGGGGATAAGCGAATGGAATTACATGAATTAAATACAGGCGATGATATTTGGTTCAAATATCCAAACGCGACCAACTCATTCCCTGCAGTTGTGGAAGAAATCCATTACAACTTTAAAGGTGAACCATATCTAAAAGTACGAGTAGGTAGTGAGTTAGTAGTGATTGATGAAAAATACGACATAGTAAAGGTGTAGATGACAATGACGATTATACATCAACGGCATAATACCAAGACACCTACACAGATACAACAGGAATTACGCAAGCTAGGTGTACAAGGTTTTGTGGTTAAGGTGGCAGGAAGTAGAGTGACGATGAAAGTTAGTGAGTGTGACATGAAAAGGAACAGGGAGTGTTTGAGATGAATGCAGAAGCTAAGTTTGTATCTAGTGTGATGGACGCTAGGTTGAAGAAAGCAAAAAGAGAACGTGACAGTTTTCGTAAGCAACGAGATGAACTCATCAATGATATGGCAGAAACGAAAAGGAAAGCAGAGGCGTTTGATGAGATTGTCAATGCTGTTGATGAAAGTGCTAATTCGTATGAGTTGGTTGCAAGAATAAAATTAGAGGTTTTGAAATATCAAAAATTGGAGCGTGAAGAGTGATGACTTTATTTAAAGCTACACAAAGAACAGTAAGAATAGAAGAACGCTACATCGAGGCAAACAGTAAGGAAGATGTATTGGAACTTATCAATTGGGAAGACGCTGGTTGCGACAATGCACATTTTGTTGATACAGAAATTGAAGATTGGGAGATAGAGGAGAGTGAAGAGTGATGACGATTGATACTAAGAGAATCTATAAAATATCAAAAGAACAATTTCACGGTGTATTTCAATTATCGAAAGACGAACCCTCTCTGGTGGCAGTTATAGAATACGAAAACCAGTTAAAAATTGTCGAACCGTATCAAGTTGAATTTATTAAGGAGGAACCAAACAATGACTAATCAATTAACAATAGATCAATTAATAAATGCAGTAGAGCAATGGAGTATCGATAAAGGGTTGCATAATGGCAATCCAGACAGACAAGCGTTGAAATTTTATGAAGAGGCCGGAGAAGTTGGAGCAGCTTTATCACGTGGCAATATTGAAGCTTTAAAAGATGGTATAGGCGATACGGTAGTAACGTTAATTATATTAGCTCAACAACACGATATGAGTTTACAGGAGTGTTTACAGTTTGCGTATGACGAAATCAAAGGACGAAAAGGAAAAACAATCAATGGTGTCTTTATTAAGGAAAGTGATTTGAATGACTAAAATCATAAACATGACAGGTAAAACATTTAACAACTGTATTGTTTTAGAAAGAGTAGGGACAAACAAAGATAAAAAAGCTACTTGGAAATGTAAATGTTTTTGTGGTAAGGAATTCATTACAACTGGGAAATCAATACGAAACAAAAGTGTAAAATCATGTGGCTGTTATAGAGTGCACATTGCGCAACAACATGGGATAAATAATAAAACTCATGGAGATACTGGTAGCAAATTGTACTATGTTTGGTTAGGGATAAAAAAGAGATGTAGAAACGAAAATAATCCTAACTACAAATGGTACGGTGCTAAAGGTATAGAAGTGTGCGAAGAATGGCTTAATGATTACTCATCGTTTAAAGAATGGGCAATGATGAATGGTTATAAAAAAGGTTTAACTATAGACAGAATAGATATCAATGGAAATTATGAACCTAATAATTGTAGATGGGTTGATATGAAAGCTCAACAACGAAATAGAGGAAATAATGTGAAAGTCAAATACAAGGGCAAAAATAGAACCTTAGCTGAAATATCTGAAATGACTGGTTTATCTCAATCATTAATTAATTATAGACATAAACATGGAGTAGATTTTGATGCACCAAAAAGAACAATCAAAGAATCAGACTTACAGTAATTCTAAAGTGGTCGAATTCGACGGGTTTAAAAATAAAGATATTCTAACTAAGGTTAAGCAAATACTCGGTAAGGAGTGAGTGAGAGTGATAAAGAATATATGGAATAACATTTCAAGTTTTATGGCGTCACATTTAACCAAAATGTGGGTGTACTTATGTAGATTTTTAGAAAGTATTTGGTTTAATCTCATTCGGGTGCTATATCCATACCGAATTTATGTATGTATAGCAGAAATTATGTTGCTTACATTAGCGGTGGTGCTTTATATATGCAATACCTAATCACAACATTTACTGACTCAAGTGGTATTGAATATCCACACGTCACTAAAGCAAAGGATAATCAAACGTTTACTGTGGTTGAGGTAGAGAGTAAAGAAGAGGCGATGAAGATGTATGAGGAGGCGGACAATGATTAAACATATTTTAAAACTAATATTCACGTTAGCAATGTATGAGTTAGGTAAGTACGTGACTGAACAATTAATAATTAAATATACATCTAACGATGATATAGAAGCGCCACAGGATTTTACGCAAGATGATCATATCCATTTAAATGCGGAGGTGAGTGAATGATGTATTTTATTTATGATGTTATAGCTGTTTTAATTGCGCTTATGATAACTTTATTCATTTCTGATACCGATTTAATTATACTTAATACATTAGCAATATTCGGAACTTATAAGTTAATAGATTCCTTTGTTGAAAATATAATTAGAGGTGAATGAAATGAATCAAGAATTAGTGGGTAGTCTATGGACATTAGCAGGTGGCGTCGCTTTATATTCTATAAAAGAAGTAGTCAGATATATTTCAGATACTAATATTCAAACTAAAAAGATTAATTTAGAAAAGATTTATCCTATTTATCATGAGTGTTATAAAAAAGCAAAAATGATGATTGGTGTGTATATAATTCCAACAGATCAAAAAGAATTTTTAGACTTCTTCGATGTCGAAATTTATAAAGATTTGGATGAAATAAGTAAGAATGTATATAAAGAGGTTATTCCTTTTAGACAATTGATGAATCTTTCTAGTAGAGTCCAAAAGATGGAAGATTTAAAAACCGATTTTAGAACCGAATTTAGTGTTAATCAAATATTTTTCGATAAGGATTTCATAATTGAAACTACAGATATCGTTAATGAATACGAAAAAGATATTTCATCGTTAAAGAATGTTATAAATCAAATGAATGAAAAGCAGGAGTATACAAAAGTTGAAAGTTTTATAACACCGAATTATCAAAGAAAAATAAATGACTATGAACTGTATCTTGATAAATTTGAAGATCAATTTAGAAAGCATTTTAAGATAGACAAGATTTCATTATTTGAAAAATTAAAGTTGAAGTTGAAACAAAAAGGAGTAGATAGCTAATGTGGTTCATCATCTCAATACTATTAGCGATTGCATTGCTCATATCTATGGGTGTGCAATACGAACAGCATAAGCAAATTGAAGATTACAAGTACGCTAACACCTATCTGCGTGATTACATTGTGAGATATATAGAAGAGAAACGTAAGTAATGGAGGTAACCTATGTACACACCAACTGAAGTAAGACAATTAATCATGGACTATCACTGGATGAAGAGACTGATAGACCATCAAGTATATGAGTATGATAGTACATCAGTAGCGCAATATGGTATTGAGTCGGCTATGCCTAAAGCTCAAGGTACTAATGGAGATAAGGTACTAGTTAGGGTGATACGTAATGATAAGGATAGACGTAAGACACAGGAGCTTATAGAGAAGGTAAGCTTTGTAGATAAGCATGAGGCTATGATAGAGAATGATAAGAACTATCATATACTTCAATTGTTAAAGCAAGGCGAGAAGGTTAATACGATTGCAATGCTAATGCGTGTAGATAGGAAGGAGATATATAGAAAGATAGATATCATTGTTAGTATCTATATGACAGCTCAGACACAAGGCTAGGACAAATGTCACATATGCCACATATGACACACATGCCACACTATTATATTAATGCAAGCATATGCATTATACTTGAGATATACGATAAGAATATATAAGGCACATCACATATTAGTGGTGTGTCTTTGTTTGTTATATATGAGGTTAATATATGGATGATTACAATGAATATAAAGAACGTAAGCGATTCTACAATAGCAAATCATGGGGAGATGTTAGGCAACAAGTTTTAAAGCGTGATAACTACGAATGCGTTTGGTGTAAAGAGCAAGGTAAGGTCACGACAACAGGACTTGAAATAGATCATATTCAAGAACTACAAGATAGACCTGATTTAAAACTAGAACCGGATAACCTTAGAACACTTTGCAAAGCTTGTCATAATAAAAGACATACTCGATTTCAATATGGTGGGAATCAATTCAAGCCAAAAGAAATTAAATGGAGAGATGAGCGTTGGTAATGCCCCCCCCGCCTAAAATCATTTCCCGATTATTTCCCAACAGGGAGAACGGCGTGAGGGCTCGACTTCGCAAGTTTTCATAAAGTTTACATATATAACCCTAACCCCACCCATTATTGCAGAAAGGAGTGAATAAAATGGAATTAACAGCTAAACAACGCAAAGAGCGTGAAAAGTTAGTTGACCAAGAAGAAAAAAGACTACATGCCATCTTCAAAGATATACCTCAAGAAAAACAGAATGTAGTTCAAGGTCTTATCATTCAAGCAGCACGTATGCGAGTGATGTTGAACTATATGTGGGAAGACATTCAAGAGAATGGAGAATATGATTTGTTCCAACAATCTCAAAATGTACCTGCTTATGAACGTGAAAGACCAATCGCACGATTATACAACACGCGTGATCAATCTTATCAACGTGTGATGAAACAATTAACAGATTTATTACCGAAAGACGCCAAACCCGTTGAAACCGATGAACCAGTAGATGATTATGTATGATTCGTAACAAGTACGTAGATGAATACATTCAACAATGGCGTGACGGTAAAATTATTTTCAATCAAGAACGTATTGATCTAGTTAATTATTTAGAAAATCATGTACTTGTTAAAGATAATGTGTATTTTGATGATGAAAAGATAGAAAAGTGCATTAAGTTTATAGATAAATGGTACTTTCCTGTTCAACCATTTCAAAAATTCATTATCGCTTTTATTTTCTTAATGGATAGAGATTTAGAAAGCCCTTATTTCACAGAATTCGCTTTATTTATGGGACGTGGTGCAGGTAAGAATGGTTTCATAAGTGCAATTAGCGATTTTTTCACTACTCCCATACACGGAATTAAGAAATATGACATTTCCATTGTTGCGAACAGTGAAGACCAAGCTAAAACATCCTTTAATGAAGTTTATGACGTATTGCTTGAACACAAACGTAATAAAACAGGAAAGCGACCCAAAGCACCTTATGAAGTTAGTAAAACAGAAATCAAAAACAGGTCGACACAATCAATTATTAAATACAATACGTCTAACACTAAAACAAAAGATGGTGGACGTGAAGGTTGTGTCATCTTTGATGAGATAGCTATTTATGAAACGGCTGATATGGTTAACGTCAAACGTGGTGGTTTAGGAAAAGTGATTCATGATAGAACATTTTATATTTCTACTGATGGCCTTGTTCGTGAAGGTTTTATGGACGGTATGAAAGATAGAATTTTAGAAGTCCTAGCAGGTAAGAATTCAGAAGATAGAATATTCCCGTTTTATTGTAAACTCGACGACCCTAAAGAAGTTGATGATGAAGCAATGTGGGAGAAATCTAATCCAATGTTACATCCGCCTTTAACAGGATATGCTAAGAACCTAAAACGAAAAATTAAAGAAGAATATAACGTGTTAAACATCAATAGATCAAACAAACCTGAATTTATGACCAAACGTATGAATTTACCTGAAGTCGATGAAGAGAAAGTAGTGGCGCCATGGGAAGAAATCAAAGCTACGAACAAGCCTCTTCCGAATTTAGACAATAAAGCCTGCATTGGTGGTCTTGACTATGCATTAGTTAGAGACTTTGCCAGTGTGGGATTATTGTTTAGAGAAAATGATGAATATTACTGGTTAACACATTCTTTTATCAGACGTGAATTTTTAGAAACCACTCATTTAGAGCCTCCAATTGAACAATGGGCAGATGATGGCTTGTTAACAATTGTAGATGATGATGTGATTGATATTTCATATATCGTTAATTGGTTTATTCAACAACAAAGTAAATACAATTTAACTAAAGTGATATCAGATAACTTCAGAACCGATATTGTTAGACGACCATTTGAAGATGCAGGTATTCCTTTAGAAGTGATTAAAAACCCAACTGCCATTCATGGCTTGCTTGCACCAAGAATCGACACGATGTTTGCTAAGAAACAAATCACGTTTGGTGATAACCCTTTAATGAGATGGTTCACAAACAACGTTGCAGTCAAAATGCAACCGGATGGCAGTAAGAAATACATCAAAAAAGATGAAGTAAGACGAAAAACAGACGGTTTTCACGCAATGTTACATGCGCTATATCGTGCGGATGAAATACTTGAATATGATCAACCGTTTATTATGGCAGACATGAACTTTTAGGAGGTGAGAAATTGAGTATATTCGATAGAATCATGGGAAGAAACGAAGCAATCGAGTTCAGTTATGACTTTGAGCTATTACATGAGACATCACAAAAAGCATATATCAAACGTTGGGCATTAGATACGTGTATTAATCATATTGCTAGAACGATTAGCCAAACAAAATTTGAGATTATAGATAGTGAGAGTAAAGACACCTCTTCAACAACAAACTACAAATTGAATGTTCGACCGAATACAGATGAAAGTGCTGCAACATTTTGGCAAAAAGTTATACGTAAATTGATTTTAGACAATGAAGTGTTAATTGTTGTAACAGACACTAAAGACTTAATCATTGCCGACAACTTTGTAAGAGAAAGATATGCCTTATATGACGATATTTTCAAAGATGTTATGGTAAGCGATTTCGAATTTGAAAGAACATTTAGAATGAGCGAAGTTATTTATCTTGAATATAACAATGAAGCTATTACAAATATGCTTATGGGCTTATTTAGTGATTATGGTGACATCTTTGGCCGAATGGTCAAATCTAACATGATGAGTAATCAAATTAGGGCAACCTTAGCGATGGACGCAAGTGTGTCGATGAATCAAGAGTCGCAACAAAAAATGCAAACGTTCATCAATAAAGCTTATGAGTCATTCGATAAAAACGATATTGCTATTGTTCCACTTCAAAAAGGTTATCAGTATCTAGAACATTCAAGTAATAATGGCGCTAAAACTACATCGCAAATTGAAGATATGGCTAAAGTACCTAATCAGTTATTAAGTTATGTAGCACGAAACTTAGGTATCCCATTAGGTTTAATTAACGGTGATACGGCAGATATCGAGGCGATGACTGATAATTACATGAAGTTTTGTATTAAGCCTATCATTGAAAAGATTACAGATGAGTTAAACGCGAAGTTGTTCAGTGAGCGTGGATATAAAGAAGGTAAACGAATTAAAGCAATAAGTATCGACCAAAAAGGACCATTAGAAGTGAGTGAAGCGGTAGACAAGCTCATAGCTAGTGGTTCTTTTAATAGGGATGAAATTAGAGTGCTAACTGGTTTTGAACCTATTGGTACTGAAGAAATGCAGAAATTTATTATCACTAAAAACTATCAAACTGTAGATGAAGCGTCTACAGGTAATGAAGGAGGTGATATAAATGGCGACTAATGAAATTGACATCTATGGGTTTATAGATAGTCAAACTATCGAAGGCATGACGATTAGCCCCCAGACAGTGAGAGAGCAATTAAAAGCAATGGGTGATGTAGATGAAGTCGTTGTCAACATTAACAGTAACGGTGGAGATGTTTTCAGTGGCGTAACGATATACAACATGCTTAGACGTTTTAATGCTCATATTACTGTCAATGTTGACGGACTTGCTGCAAGTATTGCATCCGTTATCGCAATGGCAGGCGACACGATTAATATGCCAGGAAATGCAATGCTTATGGTGCATAACGCATGGACTGTTAATGAGGGCGATGCTAGAAGTTTTAAAAAGCAAGCCGAAGATTTAGAGAGAATTAACAGTGTTGTGTTTAACAGTTATGTCGATAAGAACCCTGACATTGACCATGCGCTTCTTCAAGACTATATGGATGAAGAAACATGGCTAACGGCTAAAGAAGCTAAAAAGTTAGGACTTATTGATAATATTACTGAAAATTCAAGAGTTGCAGCAGCAACGACATCAACAATTTTGGGAGGTGAGACATTCATGGCAAGATACCGTAACGAAGATCCGCAACAACCAAATCAACAACCGAAAGAACCAAGTGAAATCACAGTTGAAGACGTAATGGATAAACTTGATGAAATTTTAGCAGAAGTTAAAAAAGGTAACGAAAAAGGTTCAGATGAGCCAGGTAAACAAACGGAAGATAAACCTGCAGAAAACAGTTTTGCACGTTTATTCAATATGAATATCAAATAAAAAGGAGATTTTAAATTATGATTGATTTAGAAAACAGAGAAGAATTCCAAAACTCTCAAAAATTGTTAAAAGAGTTTTCGAATATGAGTCCTAAAGCTTCAGATGATGAAGTAAAGGAAAAGTACACAGAATATATGAATGCATACTCTGAAGAATTAGCAAATGCAATTCGTAAAGATATGAAACAAGAACAAGGTGACAATGCAGTATTAAATGCGCGTAATGTTAACCGTTTAACTAATGAAGAGAAGAAATTCTATAATGCATTAGTTTCAGAAGGCCATGTAAATACTGATACTAACTGGAAAGATGGAGAATTATTACCAGAAACAGTTATTGATCGCATCTTTGAAGATATTGAAACTGAACACCCATTATTGAAACACATCTCAATTCAACGCACAGGCTTAAGAGCACGTGTGATTCGTTCAGTGCCAGAAGGTCAAGTTGTTTGGGGTAAAATCTTTAGTGAAATTCGTGGCCAATTAGAGGCTTCTTTCTTTGAACAAGATGTTACTTTAGGTAAAGCAACTGCGTTCGTAGTAGTACCTAAAGATTTAAAAGATGCAGGCGTGCAATGGGTTGACCGTTATGTGCGTGCACAAATCAAAGAAGCGTTTGCAGTAGCGATTGAAAAAACTGCAATTCAAGGTGAAGGTAAAGCTAAAGACCAACCTGTAGGTTTAATGAATGAGATTAACCGTACAAATGGTGCAGTATCTCCAAAATCTGCAGCAGGTACTTTAACTTTAAAAGATGCAGAAACTTCTATTAAAGAGATTGGTAACATTATCAAAGACTTATCAATCAAAGAGTATTACGACAAAGACGGAAATGTTAAACGCTCAAAAGGTGCTAGTGTATTAAACAATGTAGTTATTGCATTAAACCCTGCAGACTTCATTTACACAGATATTGCTTTCATGCAATTACACAATGGTCAGTTCGTAAGTCCAGTACCATTTAACGTTACATTTGAACAGTCTGAATTTGTAACACAAGGCAAAGCAGTAGCATTCGATAAAACACGTTACAACTTCTATGCAGGTAGTGAAGTGATCGTTCGTGAGTTCGACCAAACATTAGCTTTAGAAGATATGGACTTATACACTGCAAAGCAATTCTTATATGCTGAACCAGATGATAATAAAACTTCATTCGTATATGATGTTGATTTCTCTGCATTTGGCGCACCAAAAGCAACTAACAACACACCTACTGCGTAGAAAGGAGTATAACTATGGCAGAATTTAAAGTGTTAAAAGGTTATAACGACAAAGAGCTTGAAAAACCTTTGAAAACTGGAGACAAAGTTGAAATGACAGTTAAAAGAGCAGATGAAGTAGAAAAATCTTTATCTGCTCAAGGTTATAATGGACCATTTTTAGAACGAATTAAAGAATCGAAGTGATTTAGATGATAACTGACACACATGTGGAAGAGTTTAAAAATCGCAATCGTATTTTTTATGATATCGAAGATGATCGTATTAAAAATGACCTTGAAATTTCTTATGATGATATTCAAGCCAAATGTGGCAAATTTGATATCAATAAAGTTTCCTTAGGTCGAGAATTAGTTTTCGAAAGAACAAGATATGTATTCAACGATAAATTAGAAGAGTTTCACAATAATTTTTTATCTAGTATTGTTCAATTCCAAATCACTAATATGGAGGTGCCTGAAGATGGCACTACAACGTAATGAATATGTAACTGGTGGCGATATGCGAACACCAGTTATTTTTTATAAAGCTGAACCAAGTGATGATTTTCTGCCAGGAGAAACGATAGAAGAAGAGATTTACAAGTGTTTTGCTAATGTCTATCAACCGTCACAAAAAGATTTGGATATGACAGATAATCAAGCTAGTTTGACTATGGTAACTTATCACCCTATCAATATTGAAATTACTGATGATATGTATTTTGAAATTGCTTTACCTCAGTATAAAAATAAAAAATACAATATTATTCAAGTGTTCGATGATACAGATACCCATAGAAACATAAAAATTATTGGAGAGTATTCCAAATGAGCGTTGAAATAGAAGGCGTTCATCAAATGCTACGTAAGATTAGTGAAAAATACGGAGACAATAAAATGCATATGGTAAAAGAAAAGGCATTGCGTCGAGGTTCGAGTTACTTTGTTAGTGTGCTCAAAGCTAATTTTGAGGTTTTTCGTGATACAGGTGCAAGTATTGAAGAAATTTCAGTAACAGATCCTTACTACATTCACGGTAAAACAATGATGGTTAAAGTACATTGGCAAGGTCCTATGAACCGTTACGCTATTATACATTTAAATGAATGGGGTAGCGTTAAAAACCCTAACCCCAGAGGGAAAGGCGCTATTGCTAGAACAATGTTCTCAACTGAAAAACCATATAAACAAATTATTAAAGAGACGATTGGAGGAGACCTGTGATGTTTGATATGTTGAAAACTTTACAAAAATATTTATTGAAAAACCCAACAATTGCTCAACATTGTAAAGGTCGAATTCGAGCGTACACATATGATGAAACGGCTGATACATCGGGAGCTTACATTCTCATAGACCCGTTAGCCTCTCCACAACCACAAACTTATGCTAGCGATACTAATTTAACAACTGAATACTTATATCAAATAGATGTTCGCGGTCCTAATTACGACGAAGTAAAACTAATTCAAGAAGAAATAAGAAAGACATTGTGGTCAATCGGTTTCAGACAACAAGATGGAATTGATGATTACGATAAAGAAATAAAAATATATTTAGATGCACGTCGATATAGAGGTAACCCTTACACTATCGATGATTTAAGACATATAGATAATGATTTGACTAGCCTTTCATGAGTAATGAAGGGCTATTAATTTGCAAAATTTTAAGGAGGCAATATAAATGGCTAGATATAATGCAGCAACAGGTTTAGGAAAAATGTATTATGCAGTTATCCAACAAGAAGATGGTAAGAAAGTTACAACTTCTAATGTTAAAGAAGTAGACTATGTACAAGAATTAAAAATTGAATTCGGTGAAGAATTAGAAAAAGCTTATGGTTCTAACAAAGTTGCCGAAATTGCGAAATCAGCAAGTGAAACTCAATTATCATTAACATTCCACAAATTACCAATCGATGTTCAAAGAGACTTATTAGGTTTAATTGAACATGAATCAGCTAAAAATGTTTATGGTTTCGGTAAATCTGCAGGTATCACTTATTCTGCAGTAGCTATTCCAAGAACTATGGAAGACGGCTCAACTGAATGGTTTGGATTATCAAAAGGTGTGTTCACACGTCCAGATAAAGAAGGTCAAACTAAAGAAGATAAAGTGGAATTCGGTTCTGATGAAATTGAAGGGCAATTCATGGAGCGTTATGTTGACGGCTTCACTGAAGAATTAGCCGTTATGATGGCGTATGATCCTAAAGGTTCAACTGAAGGCCGTGACGCAATCTTTGCTTCAATTTTCGGACAAGATAAAACATTTGATAAAGTGCAGACTGGTGCTGAACCATTAGCAACACCAACTGATAACACTCAACCAACAGCATAAAGATAACTAGACGACTTCGGTCGTCTATTTTTGTATACAAAAATAAAAAACTAATTATTCGGATGAATAGAAAACCCGATGAAAAGGAGAAATAAAAATGAAAAAGTACATTGAATTACAAAACGAAAACGGTGAAGTGCAAAAATTTTATGCACCAACATTCATTAAAGGTAGCGTAGCTCGTAAAGGTTTCAAATTAGGTAAAGAATTCCAAAAGCTTGAGACTGAAGGCGGAGAATTTGATGATGAATTACTTGATAAGCTTTATGGCTTTGTAGCACATGATTTATATAATGATCAATTCACTCCAGAAGAATTTGAAGATGGACTTGATGCGCGTGATGTTTTACGTGTTGCGATGGAACAATTATCAGGCATCTTAGGTGATGAGGGAAAGACGACGAAATAGACGACTCTAAACTTAAGGCAGAAGATTTCACATACGAAAAGCAATCAGAATATCTAGACACTTTATATAAAGAGTTAATGGAAAATGGTTGGAAAATGCCTGAAATAGATAACACTGATATTTATCAACTGTTACGCATAATGAATGATAAGAAAGATACAAAAACTAAGAAAGTTGGTGCAAATGAGTCGTTGATTGGGGCAATTACTGGACAAGATCCGAGAGCTTCCAATTAACGGCTCATTTTTTTGTAACTAAATCTAAAAAGAAAGGAGAGTGAGGACATGGCACATGATAAAATAGATGGCTTTACTATTGATTTGGGGCTTGATACAAGCGACATAGACAAAGGTATGGCCAATCTTCAAAGAAGACTAAAAGCAACAGATGCAGAAATGAAAAAGAACCTTTCAACTTTCGACAAAGCAGAGAAATCAGTTGAAAAGTATGAGACTGAGCTTGAAGGATTAAATAAAACACTTACTCAACAAGGTAGAGCGAGTGAGCAAGCACAGAAAAAAGTTGACCATTTAAAAAGAGCTCAAGAACAAGCAAACGACAAATTAGAAGAGGCCTCTAAAAATGCTCAAAAAGCCGTACGTAACTATGAAACATTAGCTAAAACTTATGGTGAAATGGAAAGCGAATTAAAGCAGTATAAGGCTAATGTAGACAACGCTCAAAAGTCACAAAAGCAAATGCAAAATACAGTGATAGCTTTAAGTGCAAGAATGCAAAATGCTAAAAGTTCTGTGGAAGAACTGGAAGATAAATTCAACAATTTATCTAAATCCGGTAATGCCAGTGAACAAGAGCTTTCTGCATTAAGTAGAGAAGTATCTAAAGCTAAAGTTAATTATGAAAGCCTTTCAAGGTCAGTAGATAGTGCTAAAAAAGACTTAAACGAATCTAAAATTGCTACGGCTAACGCTAAAAATGAATTACAAGAATTCAGTGACGCTAATAGAGAAGCAATGGCCTCTGCTAAAACTGCAATGAACAGTGCTAAAAAAGATGCAGACCAAGCAGAAAGATCATACGCATCTTTAAATAGAGAAGTTTCACAACTGCCTGCGAAAATGGATAAAGCACAAATAGCGGCACTGAAAGAAGCTACGGCTTACAATGTTTTGCAAGGCAGAATAGATGAGACAACAGAAGAATTAAAAGCTTTTGAACGTGAGCAAATTAAAGCTGCAGGCATAAGTGGAGTATTTGCACGTATGGGTAGCGTATGGACAGATACACAAAGAAAAATTGATGCTATTGGCGATAGTTTCAGAAATGTGGGTTACGTTGTTAATGGTATTGGTTTTGGTGGCTTAACTTCTAACATTACTTCTATCATCCCTGTTGCAGGCAGTGCCGTAAGTGCTATTGCAGGAATTGGTGGTGCTGCAACTGCTGCAACAGGTGGCGCAATTGGTATGGCCGGAGTGTATGGCACGGCATTAGGTGCGATTTCTGCATTTGCAGGACAAGCAAAAACGGCATTGAAAATGTTAGAAGATGGAGAAATCAGAGTTACTGCAGAAGTGACTAAGTATAAAACGGCTTTAAGTGGATTGCAAAATCAGTGGAAAGATTTAGTGAGAGCTAATCAAGCCGATATATTTAATGCAATGGCAAATGGAATAAACATTGCACAAATTGCATTAACACGATTAACGCCGTTTATTTCTAAAACATCACACCAAATAGCAGAAACATCAGGTCGAATGCGTGATTGGGTTAAGTCATCTGAAAATGCTAATAATGCATTCAAAATGATTAATAATATTGGTCCTCCGATATTCCAAAACATTTTAAATTCTGCGATGAAAGTCGGAGACGGGTTAACACATATCTTCACTCAATTTGGTCCTCTATTTGCTTGGACTGGTAAGCAAGTTGAAAGCTTAGCAGGTAAGTTCAATAGTTGGGCAAATAGCAGTCAAACCGATAAAGGTATTGCTCAATTCATAAACTATACTAAGACAAACTTACCAATAGTTGGCAAGATCTTCGCTAATGTTTTCAGTGGAATTTTTAGCATATTTGGTGCCTTCTCCGGTCATTCTCACAAAATGCTTGTCGCAATTCAAAGTGTGACACAATCATTTAGAGAATGGGCGGCTAATTTAAAAAACACAGAGGGTTTTAAGAATTTCTTGAAGTATTTAGAAGCAAACGGTCCTGTGGTTTGGCAACTGCTTAAGAACATCGGAATGATAATTGTAGGTTTGATTAGAGGCATGGCACCAGTCGGAGCAGTAGTATTAAGGATTACAACGGCAATTACTGGTTTTATTGCTAAATTGGTTAATGCGCATCCTGCTATAGGTGGTTTTATAGGCGTTCTAACTGTAGTGGGTGGTACGATGATGGCCCTAGTTCCACAAATTGCACTTGCACGAACGGCATTTGCAGGATTAGGTATTAGAACGGCACTTACAACCGTTGCGACTAAAGCGTGGAGTGGTGTTACTACAATTGCAACATCAGTAGCTAATGGTTATAGGTTTGCACTTGCTAGCTTATCAACAGGTCAAGCTATGAGTGCAGTTAAAACAAGACTTGCAAGCGCAGCAACTGTTATTTGGACAGGTGTCACAAAAGCTGCAGCAATTGCAACACGTGGTTTAGGTCTTGCAATTAGATTCATGACCGGACCTGTTGGTTTAGTCATAACAGCAGTTACTGCTTTAGTTGCAGGCATTATCTATTTATGGAAAACAAATGCGACTTTCCGAAATATAGTGATTACTGCATGGAATTCAATTAAAAATGCTGCCATAGCCGTTTTTGGTTTCTTAAGGCCTTATATCGTTGGTATTTGGAATGGCATAAAAACGGCATCATTAGTTGTATGGAATTTGATGAAAACATCTGCAACAATGACATGGAATGCAATTAAGTTTGCGATTCAAAACCCAATCCAAGCCTTAAAAAACGTGCTTGCATTTATCTGGAATGGCATTAAACTAGGTGCAGTTCTCGCTTGGAACGGTATAAAGACTGCAGTAATGTTGATAATTCAAGGTTGGCTCACTGCAGTTAAATTTTATTTTAGTATGTGGAAGATAGTTATCACTGTAGTTTGGAATGGAATTAAGTTTGTTTCAATTGCGATATGGAACAGTATTAAAAATGGTGTAATGGCAATCATTCGTGGTTGGCTAGCTTTAGTTAGAGCGTCACTTGCAATGTGGCGAGCCGTGTTCGTAGCCGTTTGGAATGGTATTAAAACAGTTTCAATCATTATTTGGAACTCAATTAAGAATAGTGTGTTAGCCATTATACGTGGTTTTATCGCACTTGCTAGAAGAATTATAGGTGGTTTAAGAGCGTTTGTAACAGGTGCATGGAATGCAATCAAAGGTGTTTCTATTCGTGTATGGAATGCAATTCGGAACGGAGTAGTTGGTGCAATCCGAGGCTTATCTAATGGCGTTCGAAAAATTATAGCTACTTTGCGTGGTTGGATTGTTGCTGCATGGAACTTTATTAAAAATAGAGTTGTAAATGCTGCTAAATCTTTATCAAGTGGTGTACGGAGAGCTTTTAGTGGACTTTGGAATGCAGTTAAAAAGACTTTCACTACAATTCGAAATTTTGCAGTTAAAACATGGACTTACATCAAAAATAAAGTTATAAGTTTAGCCAAAAGCTTATATAACGGTGTCAAACGTGCATTTACAGGAACATGGAATTTTGTCAAACGTGTTTTTAATAACATCAAAAACTTTTCTGTTAAAGTTTGGAATAACATTAAAAACCGAGTAGTAAGTTTTGCTAAAAGCTTATATAACGGTGTTAAACGTAACTTTACGTATACATGGAACATTACTAAGTCCATATTCGGACGTTTACGCAGTTGGTTATCACGAACTTGGCGAAATATTAAAAATTCAGTTGTAGATCATGCTAAAAACTTATGGAGTGGTGTTAAAGGGACTTGGAGCAGATTAAAAGCAGGCACAAGTTCGACATTTAGTAGAGTTAAGAACGACACTGTATCTAAATGGAAAAGTATGAAGTCTTCTGTAACTAACATAGCTAAAAGCTTATGGGGGAGCGTACGTAGTACATTTAGAAATATGGCAGGCGGTCTTAGAACTTTAATAGGAAGAATTAAAAGCCATATTGGTGGCATGGTCAGTTCAGTTAAATCAGGATTAAATAAATTAATTGATGGTGTTAACTGGGTTGCCGGTAAATTAAGTATGGATAAATTACCTAAAATTAAGTTGCACACTGGTACAACTTCAACTCATACACAAAAATATGTGACAAATGGCAAACTCAATCAAGATACTTTCGCTACAGTTGGAGATAAAGGTCGAGGCAATGGGCCTGGTGGTTTCAGACATGAAATGATCCGTTATCCAAATGGAAAAACAGCACTTACACCTAACCGAGACACTACAGCTTACTTACCTAAAGGCAGTCAAGTTTACAATGGAGCTCAAACACATAGCATTTTAAGTAATAGCCCTCAGTTCTCAACAGGAACCTTACCAAAATTTAGTATAGGTACTATGCTTGGCAATGCTTTGGCATTTGGTAAAAAGCCGAAAAATAAAAAGCATGAAGACGCTAATGACTCAGACCATTCAGTTGGTAGCAAGTTAGGTAAAATGTGGGGCGGTGTAAAAAGCGCTACAAGTAATGCTATTGAAACTGGTGTAGGTTGGGCAAAAGCTGCAGGAAAAACAGCAAGTAAGGTTATTGGCGATGTACTGGATTACATTGAAAAACCAAGTAAGCTTGTTGAAAAAGTATTTGATGTATTTGGTATAGGTATGAAGACCTTTGGTATTCCGAGTGGCGCAGAGCTACCGTTTGACATGATGCAAGGTATGTTTAGCAAACTTAAAAAAGGTGCTATATCTAAAGTAAAATCTTGGTTAGAAGAATCCGGTGGAGGCGATGGAGGGTATATCAAATATCTTGATAATATCACAACAAGATACTCACCAAATGGACCACCTCCAGGATACGCATTTAGTTGGCCACATCCAGGTATTGACTTGCCTTATCATTATGAAAAAGTACAATCCACTATTAGTGGTACTGCTCATACAAAAGAAATGCCAGGTGGTTTCGGTCACTACATTTCAGTTGTAGGTGGCGCACTTGAAGTGATATACGGTCACTTAAGTAAGTGGCTCGTTAAGAATGGTCAGAAAGTACATCCAGGTACAGTATTAGGTGTCTCTGGTAATACTGGAGCAAGTACAGGACCTCACTTACACTATGAAATGCATAGAAATGGTAAACCTATAGACCCTGTTAAGTGGTTGAAATCACATAACGGTGGAGGTAAATCGGGTGGCAGTAGAGCTGCAAGTGCTTGGCGACCAGAAGTAATAAGAGCTTTAAGAGCTAATGGGTTACCGACTTCAAGCGCATATGTAAATGCTTGGATTAGACAGATTGATTCAGAGTCAAGTGGTAATGCAGGTGCTCATCAAGGCATACATGACGTCAACAGTGGTGGTAATGAAGCACAAGGTTTAGTACAGGTTACACCATCAACCTTCAGAGCATTTAAGAAACCTGGTCACGGTAACATTTTAAATGGATTAGATAACTTAATTGCAGGTATGAACTATGCTAAGTCTCGTTATGGTAGTAGCATGTTAGGTGTTATTGGTCATGGTCATGGATACGCAACAGGTGGATTGATTAAGAATTCAGGTTGGTACAATATCGCAGAAGGTGGTTATCCAGAATGGGTAATCCCAACAGACCCAAATCGTCGAACAGATGCAATGAAGTTACTTGCACTTGCTGCAAAAGACATTCAAGGTTCGAAGACAAAAGGTAATAAACGACCAAGTGCATTTAGCAGTAAAACTGTATCAAGCAATAGTAATGATGGAGAAATCTTAATGCAAATGGTTGCACAACAACAAGAACAAATTGCCTTACTTACACAATTAGTAATGAGCAACCAAGCGATTGCAGATAAAGACTTCGAACCGACGATTGATCAATACACTCATGAGCAACAAGTTTTTAATTCTATTGATAAATACAATAGACAAAAGTCAAGAAAGGCAAAATTCAAACCAGTGGGAGGTTAGATAATGCTAGACACAATAAAAGTGAATGGTAAAACACTTCCATGGTTAATTGTTGAAAGAGGGTTTAAAATACCCTCTTTTAATTATGCTATTGAAACCGAAGAAATAGCAGGCAGACCAGGAAGCATATATAAACAAAGAAACTTAAAAGAATTAAAGTTTGAATTACCTTTAATTATAAGAAATGATTACATTTCAAGTGGTGGTCAAAAGAAACATGATGATGTTGCTAATGAGTTAGTGAGGTTCTTTAATTATGATGAACCTGTACAACTGCAATTTACATCTCAGAATTGGTATTGGAATGTGATGATTGAAGGTCCTTTCGATTTAGATAAAGACCGAATAGGTTTTTGGACGTTTACAGTTAATGTGGTAGTTACCGACCCGTATCGCTATGCAGTTGAAGGGACTAAAAATACCGCTATATCAGACCAAGTAAGCGTGGTTAGTACAGGTACTGCAGATAGCCCAGTGATTATTCAAGCAACGGCATTAAAGAATGCGAGTTATTACATGATCACTAAAAATGATGAAGATTATTTCATGATTGGCGATGATGATTTAGATAAACCAGTTGAAGACTACTCACCAATTCTTTGGAATAATGAGATGCGAGCTTTTACGGGTTGGGGTAAACAATCGGGTAGTACAATCAATGATAACTACACGGGTGGAACCAATGGTGGTAGTTTTGAGATGAGTTCATCAAATGATGCATTTAAATTAAAACAAGATAGCATCACATCAACAACTGGTTGGAATGGTGCAGAGTATAAACATAGTTTTGGTAAATCAGCACAAGACTTTGCATCCACATTTAAAATACATGTTAATCAAAAAAATAAAGGCTCTACACATTGTGCCCAATACTTATATGATACAGATAATCGCCTAATTGCAAGTATTGGCTATCGAAATGCTAGAGCAAGCCAAGCGATTGGTAGTATTGTAATTACACTATTTGACCAGTTAGGCCAACAAAAGAAAATATATGAATATATAAATCTGCCTATGTTTTATAAATGGGAAGATATTGTTTTATATATGCGTTTAGAACGTGTAGGTACTACATTTAAAATCAAAACTTGGAAGTATAAAGAGCTCGATTATCCTAAACGTGTCATTCCAGTTGATGTAAATGAAAAGCAGTGGGAAGATAGTGGGAAGTTTTACCAACGACCTATCGCAGCAGTAAGTATTTATATTGCAAAGAATGGTAGCTATAATCACATGCCTACGTATATTTTAGGTAGTTATACTCATGAGAAATTACCTAAGCCATCTAAAGCTCGTGACATGATAATTAAAAAAGGTGATGTGATTAACATTAATACACAAGATAAAACAGTAACGATTAATGAAGATCCGTCACTTGATTTAAAAACGTTTGGTAGTGACTTCTTTAATATCAATAGTGGTTATAACGAATGTATCATCTATCCAGAAAAAACATTTGATACTACTGTTTATTGGCAAGATAGATACTTATAAGGAGGTGCAAACGTGAAACATACAGGAATTCATATTTTAGATTTTAACGATAAAATCATAGACTTCATTAGTCAGAGCGATGGTGCTTTACTTCATGCAGTTATGAGCACGAATGCAGATGAGAAATCAGAAACATTTGACTTTACCGTATTAAACGACCGTGCAGAGAACTTACGTGAACGTAATCGAATCATTGCTCAAGATAATAATGGTAAGTATAGAGAATTCATAATTTCTCATGTTGTTGATAATTTTGACGGTACTACTGACATAGAAAGTAATGCGTCATACTTAGAAGATTTAGATAAAGCACGACCTATTAAACCTGGGAAATATAGTGCTTATAGTACCTCTCAAGCACTTAATGAAACTTTACGAAACACAGGTTGGGAAATGTCAGATGATACTGAACATGGTGGTATGCGTACGACTTCTTGGACGTCATACGCAACACCTTACGAACTCATCAACCAATTATGCACAACTTATAGTATGGTAGCAGAATATTACATTGATCTTGGTTCTCATACAGTTGAACATAGATTTGTGACACTTAAACAACCTGTTAGCTTATTTAAAGGTAAAGAAATTACAAAAGGTAAAGACTTAACAGGTATGACACGTACTGTTGATATGTCAGAAGTGCGAACTGCACTATATGCACTTGGACCGCAAAATGATAAAGGTGAAAGAAATGAAGTTATAGTAACAGATGATGAAGCTCAGGCTCAATTTGGACTGCCTGGGCGTTATTTATGGAGTGTATATGAACCTGAATCAGAAGATAGCAATATGACTGATGAACGTTTGAAAACACTTGCAACTGCAGAATTGAACAAACGTAATAAATAGGCAATCAGTTATGAAATCACTTCTACAGATATTCATAGACACTATCCAGAAATGGTTGTTTCACTTCATGATACGGTAAGGATTAAGGATAGAGATTTCAGACCACCGCTTTATATAGAAGCAGAAGTCATCGGCGTTGATTACAACTTACTCACTGATGAAAGTAACCATAAATTCGGCAACGTAGTTGAATATGAAGAAAATAACTTAAGAGATATATTCAATAAAAAACTTGCCGATATAAGCAAAAAGTTGAATGACAATGTATCGAATATCAATACTATTGTGAATGATGTTGTGTCAGGTCAATTAGAATATTATGAACGTAAAATCTTTAAACAAGACACGCCACCAGATAATCCAGTTAATGACATGCTTTGGTACGATACAAGCAATCCTAATGTGGCGGTACTACGTCGTTACTGGAATGGTGAATGGTTAAATGAAACTGTAGATGATGTTGAGAAAATTGGTGGTGTAACTAGAGAAAAAGCACTATACGATAGTATTAAAAATGCATTTGAAAATTTATCAATCCAACATGCTAAATTGATGGACGAAACATATGCAGTATTAAATAGTGAGTATCTCGTTGATACAGACCTTAAGAATAAACTACAAACTGAATTGAATAATGTTGATGGTATCTATCAAAAAATCAATAGTGATTTAGGTTCTATCACAAGTGATACTGCCACTATAGGTACATTAATAGATATTCAAAGTCAATTTAGTTCTTATCGACAAAAGTTACAAAACTTGTATAAAGCTATGCGTAACGCTCAAATATCTGCAGATAAACGTTTGAAATTACTTCAATCACAATACACTGATGAGAAATTTAATGACGCATTGAATAAAGTGGCTACTAAATTTGGGTTAACAATTGATGAAAATAACAATATGGTCGGCACACCAGACGTAATTGAAAAAGCAATTCAATCTTCACGTGAAGATACAGAAGAACAGTTGAAAAGTTATGTAAAAAGCATAGATTATGAAACTGACCAAAACGGTATTGTTCAACGACTGGATAGTGCCGATAGCGAAAGATTGCAATTAAGTAATCAAATTAGCGATAAAGTGAGTTTGAGTGAATATAACAAAGAAAAACAAGACACCGACACAAAACTAACCAACATGACGACCTCTATTACACAAAATGGTCAAGATATTCAACAAAGAGCGACTAAAGAAGAATTTAATGCTAGTAAGAAAACGTTAAGCAAAACAATTAGTGATTTCACAAACAACGTCGCAACAGGTATGACCTTTACTTACGACAAAGACGGTGCCATTCAGAACATGAATATCGGTCAAGATGGCATTAAATTGAAAGGCGATAAAGTCGATATCACAGTGAATAAAGACTTTAATGTGACAACACAGAAGTTAGACAACAAAGTTGGTAAAGATGAAATTGTAAATAGACTTAACCTTTCAAATGAGGGTTTAAATATAGATGTAAACAAATTAGGTATTCGTGGTGGAGATGATAAGACCTATCTTACTATCCAAAATAAACGTATTTTATCTAAAGGTTATTTCACTAGAACTTGGGCGAACGTAACAGACACATCAAATTTAACGGTTGGTATTAGAGATGGTTATATTATGGCTTCAAATGAAGATACAGGATATAACTTATATATGACAGAAAAAGGTTTGTCCACAATGATGAGTGGTGCAGGAGATGAAACTGCAGGAACGTTAGAGTTTCATTCAACTAAGTATAATGATCGTTCAAGAGGTGTTAGGTTACATTCAACGTATGGAGCTGTAGCATTAGAGAGTGATTATAGTAGAATAATTCTTAACTCTAACCTAACTGTTAATATTGAAAGTAATTCCGGTTCTGTTTATGTTAGACCGATGAAAGATAACAGAACAGGTACCAATGAGTTTAGATTTTGGGTTAAAAATAATGATACAAGAGCCGATACCGATGGTGTTTTATCCTATGGTTTGATCACTGGTACGAATAACAGTCCTTATGACTTTGGTTCGGGTATCAGATTTGATAAATCGCCAAAAACGAATTATGTATACGCAACTGATAAAGATGGAAATATTGGCTCAGGAGACTTCTATGCTAGAGCTTTATTAGGTGATTGGTTTGCTAAAAGTTCAAACTTATATGCTTGTGTCGATGACAAGTTAAGAATAACTAATAAATTAAGTTACAATAACGGAAATCCTAATTATAGAGATTTACAATGTAGAGATATCCAATCTAATTCAATAAGACTTAATGATACGAATGGTAAAGACTTTTATATTGGGGTGTCATCAAACGAATTACGTGTAACGAACAATTTATTTTGGAATGGTGGAGACACTGGGTATAAACCGGTTAGAGCAAGTGACTTTATTAAAGCCTCAAGTGAGAAGTATAAAAAAGAAATTCAAGAATGGAATTATGACGCATTATCAGTGTTGAGCAACGAACTAAAACTCTATAGTTATAAGTATAAAGATGATGAAAAAGAAGTAATTCATCATGGCCCTGTTATTGGAGATAACTATGATACCCCAGTCGAATTTATACTACAAGATGGCGTTAACACTAACGAAATGTTGTCATGGTCTTTAAGAGCGATACAACAATTAAACGAAAAAGTTGAGAAACTGGAGGAACAAATCAATGAAAGATAACAATAACAATCAATTACAAGCTAATCCACAACTAACAATAGACTTTCTAACACAGGAAGCGGCAAGACTAACGCAAGAAAACGCAATGTTAAAAGCAATCATTCAAGAACAAAATGAAAGTGCTGAGGAAGAGTAATCCTTAGCACTATTTTTATACAAAATTTTAGGAGGTCATTAAAATGGCGAATGAAGTAGTAAATAAAAAAGAAAATTATATTTTAGTACAGGTAGATGAAAAAGGTGTAGAAACTGCGTTAAGTATTGATTATCGTGGACAATTCTTCCCAAGTGTTAATACATCATCTGCTTATAAGGTTGTAGAAAAGGATAAAGCAGATAAGTTAGCTTCAAGATTAAATGCATTGAATGAATTAAATCATGAATTTGGTATAGTTCAAGAATTAATGACAATTAAAGTAGCTAAAGAAATTATAGATATTAATTATACAGAGGAACCACAAGTTTAATGCTTGTGGTTTTATTTTTTGGAAACAGAGAGGTGCTAAATTGAAAAAGACTTATTTTGATTATAGCCATAAAGTTATTTTATACATGGGGTTTGGACTACTTATGTTCGAAAGAGGTTTCTTTTGGGCAAAAGAACAAGAAGATATATTAGACGATTCACAGTTCTATGTAGCACTTCATAACATCATGCCTATTTGGGTATGGGGCATTCTGGGTATGATATTCAGTTTAATGTTGATTGTCGCTCCTTTTTTCTTACCTAAAAGAGAAATGAATAATACTTTTAATTATTTAATTATGTTGGGCGGTGCAGGTAATGCTTTGTTCTACTTCTTAATGACATCGGCAAGTATATTTCATGCTATTAATTGGCTTACACCATTGCAATTTTCCACGCTTGCAGTGTTGAATATTTTAATTTGCGTGCTTGGAGTGATAGGCATTGTCCGAAAACGATGAAAAATATGTGTTGCGACATGAATGGGAGCGTAACACAGGTAAGATATATGAAAGGATCAACGAGAACGACAGAAAACACACAGAGGCAATTAGTAGCTTAAATAATAAAGTGGATAAACAAACGGTAATTCAAGAACAAACCTATGAATCACAAAAGAAACAAGAAAGTCATTTAGAAAAGATTAGTGATAAAATGACAGATTTTGTATCAGAAGTTAATGACTTGAGATACGAAGTTAAAGGACACGACGAACAAATAAAAAGTTTCAGTCAAATATTAACTAAAAAACAAACTTTTAATGTAGGTATAGCTACTGCAATTGTGGGAGGTATATTCAGTTTACTTACTGCTGCAGTTGGACTAGCACCTATATTGTTTAAGTAAAGTCGGCTAAATAGCCGGCTTTTTATTTTATTCAAAAGGAGCATAAATAAATGACTGCAGATAAATTAAAACAATATATTGGATTATTTGGTGGAATGTTAGGAGCTTTATACCTTGCATTAAAAGCAAGTGGTATAGAAGTTCCTTTTTTAATGCCAGATAAATTAGACGCATGGCAAAACTTCGCTACGTCAATAGTACCTTTTGTAATTGCGATATATGGCGTCTATAAAAACACATATGTTATTCACTCGCATTCAAAAGCGCAAGAAGAATACTTAAAAGAAAATAATTTAAAATAGGAGTGTTATCAATGGCTACAGAGAATTGGAAAGGTGTTAAAGTAAGATATCAATTACTAACAAAAGGAACGCGCCGATATGGCGAAACAATGGATGGTGGAAAACCACAATTCATCGTTGCACATGATACTGGTAATATTAATACAACTGCTCAATCGAATGTGACCTATTATGAAAACACTTATAATATACCTTGGAATAACGTAGCTAGCGCTCATATATTCGTTGACGATAAAGAATGTATCATTTGTATACCAACAACAGAGAAAGCTTGGCACGTGCTTTATGACGCGCCTACAGATAACATTTGGTACAACAAAGACGCTAACGATGTAGCGATAGGTGTTGAAATATGTTATTTCAGTGATAGAGAACGTAGTAGAAAAGCATTAGATAACGGCGCTAGAGTATTAGCATATCTTGCAGAGTATTGGCATATTGATTACAAAACTAGAATGCCAGGACATCAAGATATTCAAGCAGATAAACAAGATCCAGGCAATGCATTAGAGGCGTCGGGATATGGTAGAAATACATCAAATCTTGATAAGTTAGTAGCTAAATACTACAAACAAAACGTAAAAGTTAAAGCTACACCAGTGAAAGTAGAAAAAGGCTCGACATCATTTACACGTGAAGAATTCGTAAAATGGTTAAAATCAACAGAAGGTAAACAATATGATTATGATTTATACGCTGCTTTTCAATGTTTTGATTACGCAAACGTAGGTTGGGACAAATTATTTGGTCATGGTCTTAAAGGTAATGGAGCGAAAGACATTCCTTTTAATGCTTACAATAAAGATAAGTTTAAAAATGAGGCTACAGTATATAAAAACACACCTAGCTTTTTAGCTAAACCAGGCGATTTAGTCGTTTGGGGCGAACAAATGGGCAATGGTTGGGGTCACGTTGCTTGGGTCGTTGAGGCTACACTTGACGAGATTACAGTGCTTTGATTAAAAAGTTGCGGTTCTTCGACCATATTGGTATAATTAAAGTAAATTAATTATACGGGGGTTTAGATATGGGGATTAGAAATATGATTGGTGTTAAAAAGGGTGTATATACTTTAATTGAACCTATTAAAGGAAAGCCACAAGGAATATTTTATTGTCACATATGTGGAAAGAAACACGTAGGAAATTTATATAGTTGGTATCATAACGGTAGAAGAAAATGTGGTCACCAACAAGTAGATCACAGATTGTATCATAGGTACAAAAAAATGATTGAAAGATGTCATAACCCAAAAAACCAAAGATATAATTACTATGGAGGAAAAGGTATCCATGTATGTGAGAGATGGATAAATTCTTTTGAGAACTTTCTTGAAGATATGGAAGATTCTTTTGAAGAAGGTTTAGAACTTGATAGAATCGACAATTCTAAAGGTTATTCACCAGAAAATTGTAGGTGGGTAAATCATAGCGAGAATATGTTAAATAGAAATGGTTTTAAAAATTCTACTGGTTTTCCAGGGGTTAGAAGATATTATAATAAGTATTATGGTAGATTTCAAAATAATAAAAAGAATTATCGAACAAATTCTTTTAACACCCCGCAAGAAGCATACAGAGAACTGCAAAAATTAAAACGGAGCCTTTGATAAGTAATTATCATAGCAAACCTCTCTAATTCATGGGAACCCCTAACGTAAAGTCGAGGGCAATCATGAGCGAAGCTCATATGGTAATGATATGAGAACGTGCAACGACTATCGAAAACACACTAGACACTCATACGAGTGTTTTTTTAGTGGAAGTGAGTAGAGTACATTCAAGCGTATGGAAACGGGAGGCAACCTGCTAGGTTGATGATATAGTCTTTTCTATATAGAAATATATAGCAGTTCATAAGAGAACGTTGTTAAATTAGCGACTTAACAAGAAAATATAAGGAACAAAACTGGCTAGGTGGTGGTTGGACAAGTGGACCAATCAATAATGGAACTGGTTGGGAAACGGTCACACGTCGTAAACACGAATACGACACACAAATGTGGTTTATACGTCCTAAATTTAGTAACAAGAAAGCAGAATCTAAATTACTCAAGAAATCGAAAGAGAAAAAGAAAGAAAAACAGATCACATGGAATTGGAAAGGTAGATTTACTACTAATACAACAATCAAAGTAAGACGTAGTCCAAGCTTGAAAGGTTCTGTAGTTCCAAGTTCTGATTGGTTGTTATCTAATCAATGGGTAGACTTTGTTAGTATCACTAAAAAAGATGGTTATTGGTGGGCGAAATTTAAATATCCTACTAATCCATCATCAGGTTATTTCTACTGTGCATTATGTAAGATAACAGATAAGCAAGAAAGAATTAAAAAAGAGAAGTATTGGGGTTCCATTAAGTGGAAATAATATGTTATGCTATTTATGGATTTCAATCCAGTTTAGTTATAAGATATTTTATATTCATATTTTTTTCTCTATTTAGAGGTAGTCCTAGCGACTACCTCTTTTTTGTATAAAAAAATATTAGGGTTTCATTAATTGGAAATAATATGTTATATTACTCTTGGATGAGAATCCAACTTGTTTAGTTATAAGAATTATTTTTCATAAGAACCGTACTTTTCTTTTTCCTTTCAGGGTAGTCCTAGTGACTACCTCTTTTTTTGTATGAAAAATAGTGTTAAGGTTTCATTTGGTAGAAATAAATGTTAAATTATTGTTGTGGGATATTTTCCCACAAAATATTGGCAGTTTCGTCTCATTCTTCGTTATATACTTTGTAGAAGGCAATCCTCGTGACTGTCTTTTTTTTTTAAAATATGATATATTAATAAACATAAAACCAAAACTTTTTTACATTTAGGGTGTCCATTTTGTGGACACCTCTTTTTTTATGTGAGAGTTTTATAATACAAAAAAAGAGCGCTATCTTGTACCGAGAAAAGACAAGATAGCGCATTGCAGTTTAAATATCACAGAAAGGAATGGTTTTTTAAGTTCACCTTAAAATATAAAGATGAACTACAAAAGTATACCAAAATATTTACACAAAATAAACCGAAAAAAAGAAAAAATAGTTGAATACTTACTTAATGTGTAGTATAGTTATATATATGTAAGGTTGAGATATACCTTACAGACCTACATGTAAGGAGGTGAGAGCCGTTGCATGAGGTTATAAAAATACTCCTAGGAGAACCAGTACAAGTCGCAATTGTACTAATTATCCCGGGAGTCCTAAAACAACTTAGATTATGGCACATTGACTATTTAAGTCAAAAGCCTAACAGCAAAGATTAATATAACCGGAGGCGTTAAGCCTCCTCCTTACATGTTTATTATATATTTTATTAAAGGGGGTTTCAAGTAATGAATTATATTATAACAATAATGGCTATCACAGTTATTTTACTTCTCCCACAATTTATTAAATATGCAAGAATTAAACACATGAAATCATTAGGGTACAGATATGAAGGTGAAAAACTTGTCAGAATACAAGAAAAAAATAATTGAATTGATCGAGAGTGATATAACAGGGTATCAAGTTTTCAAAGATACAGGGTTAAGCCAAACGGTTATGTCGTCCTTAAGAACTGGTAAGCGTGATGTTGATAATTTAAGGTTGGGAACAACCGAAAAGCTATACGAGTACGCATGTAAAGTGTTATAG